CTACCCTTTTTAACCTTAAAAATAAACAAACAATTCAATTAAGAATATTTTTCGACTTCAGTTGAATAATGTAACACCATTTCTTCTAATTCAACTGATGTAAATTTACGTATTTTTCTGCTTTCTTGTGATAATTCTTCTGAAAGTTGTTGACCAAGATATAAACTAAATTTATATTGTTCTCCTGCTTTAAACATATTGCATCCAACACATTGTGGTTTAACGTTTCTTTCGTCCCATCTAGTAGAGTAATGTTTTCTACTTTGAAAGTGTCCTGCTTGTATCCCTCCGTTTTTCCAATGCCCAACCTTCCCACAGGTAACACAGGTACAATGCAAATCTTTGGAATTACTTAATCTTATATACTGACTAAATACTCCATCTAATTTTTTAATTAATTTGCTTCTTGTTAGTTTTTTAGGCATCTAATGATTTTAAAAGCAAATTACCAGATGTTTCATCTATTCCTTTTATTTGTTTATAAATGAACTTAGAGTTTTTTTTAGCTTCTAATCTTTCTGCTTTTGAAGATTCGCTTCCAAGTTCTGTGTACATATTACAATCTAATTTTAACAGTTTATCAGTCCTTTCTTGTATTGATAATGCAAAATCTCTTGCATATTGTTCAGCTGTTTCTTTTACGTTTTCCTTTTGCACCTTTACATCTATTCCCAAAACTTATATTTTAATATTAATAACTATTTTATATTTATATTTATAAATTCTTTTAGAATTATTTTTCTAATAATAATAACTATTTAAAATTTCAAAGTTATATATTTTATTTTAAATAAAAAAGACTTATTGCAATTATTTTTAAGAAAATATTATTGATGCTTGTTATTCCCCATAACCTTTTCAAAACCTCTGCTTCCAAAGTAACCCATAAAAACTATTTGTAAAAGGCTTTTAACGGTGTCTAAGCCCTCTAATTGGTAAGCCCATCCAATCACAAAGGCAACCGTAAGAAAAGCCAATGTAAGAGGTCTAACATTACTGGATAGCCAAGAACCACTTCTAGAGTCAGCTACCCATCGTTTAGTTATACCATCAAATTCATTAATTTCTTGGTCTAGCTTTTTAAGTGCTATTGACTTATCAGCATCACTCATATCAGAGCCACCTATAAGGGCTTTTATAACGCTCCCTACTGGCGTATCCCCAGCAAGTGAACCAACAACACTAGGAATCTTATCAAGTAAGAACTGACCGACCTTAGTATCTTTAAATTTCTTCTTACTCATATTAGTATAACCACATTACGGAAAAATCCTTGTCTGGGTCATTATCTACGTGAATAAAAGTATTACCAACTCCAAACCTATTAAATCCTGCCTGTCTTAAGGCGTCTATAATAATCCATCTACGCCTTGAATCTGTGCAATGTATATCTACAGCATATCCAAATAAATGAGAACTCTGTTCTTTACCTCCAACGTAAGCATTATGGCTCTTTGTTCTGAATCCGCTATTTATCGTGAATGGAATACCTGCAATACTACGTGCATCATCTAACATCATTAAAAAAGATTCATCCATATACTTGCCAGAACCTTTTTCATCTGGGCTATCAAATTCGGATAATTCAAAGTGTAACATTATTTCTTATTTTTAAATTCAAACATAGTATCAAAAGCTAAAGAACCCGCTAAAGATAGTTTGTCTATTACTTCGTTTTGTAGGTTGATAATTTGCGACTCATAAGCATCTTTTGCTTCAACTAGCATTTCAATATGCTTCTGTTGAGATTCTACCTTAGACTGCAATTGTGCTACCTCATCTGGATTACGTCCTATTATGGCATAAATAACAACAGATAAACTACCAACTATCATTCCTGTAATACTTACAAAGATATCTTTATTTTCGGCAGGGACTGAATTATTTGCCAAGTAAATTAGCAATAAAATAACTACTATAAAAATACCTGATGCACCGCAGTAATAGATTAAATCTCTTTTTTTCATTTATTAAATTGCTTGTAAATGTTTATAGCTGTATAAATTATCGTTAAAACCAATACTATCGTTTGAAGTACAGGGTTAAACTCATTTACAACACTAAAAAGCATCGCACCAACATTTAACCCGTATATCTTCAAATCTTGCATATCTATTTATTACAAAGTTGGTCTAGTATCTGGAAAGTCAGAAGTATCAGTCCAATCCCGAAGAGCCTGTCTATAAGACATATATGCGCTATGTGAGGTGTGGTCGGTTAAAGGAACTATATAATCTGTCTTACTAAGTTCTTCGTTTCTCCAAAGTCTAGCGAAAAAATTCATATCTTCTTGAGTTTCTACGTAAGCAGAATGATATGAAGCTATAAAAACCAAACCAGTATCAATGTTGGTTGTTTTTATTTTATCTCCATCCAATGGATTGTTAATTCTTGAAGATTCTGTTAGGTTTTCTGTAGTTGTATTTATCATTGTTTTTTAATTTGCAACAAGTATTACACCTGCGTTGTTAAGTAAAGTACTTTGTGTAGGTATATTTGCTTTTATTTCTACTTTACAGGTGTCTTTAAAATGTATTTGATTTATACCGTCCATTACTGTTGGTTGACTCCAGTAGTTAGGTTCTGACGTACAAATGAATCCGTCTGAATTAGAACCATTTCCAGTTGCGCTTTTTTCGTGGTAATAACCACCGTCAAATGGACTCGAGCTCATTCCAGCGTAAGCAGTGCTAGTTTGAGGATAGCCAGCTAATAATCCACCAAGTGCACCTCTCATACCACTTGAAGAGCTATGTAAATTAGTATATTCTATCTCGGTAGCAGTTCCGTCTATTGTTATTTTGAAACTAACTAATGTATTTACAAAGCTCGATTCAATTGATGGACCAATTACGGAAATTAATTTTCCTCCTTTACCTGTGTTTGTAATGTCTATAATAGTTTGAAACGCATCGCTATTAGCTGTCATAGTGATATAACCCCCTAGTTGACCAGTAGATTGTGTGCCTTCCAATGCTTGCCAAAAGTAAGAATGTGTAGCAGATAGTATAGCTCCTTTAGTATATTTAAATACCAAATTATCATTTAATACGTTTATTTTATTTAAAGTTTTAGGGTCGTAACTTACTAAACTACCACCACCGCCACCAGAAGGAAAAAATGTTGAAAAATCACTCATATTTATCTATTTTATTTATTGTTAATTTGCTCCGATTATTACCCAACCTTGTGCGCCACCTGCATAGTAAAACTCAAAAGAAGCGTTTGTATTATCTAATACTAAATCTTCTAATAATCCCATAATAGGATTGCTATTTTGTGCAAAAGTATTTACTTCCGCTGACCTTAACACCACTTTAAACGAAAATCCAACTTCTAAATATCCAGTAGGAGGTGGAACAGGGAGGGTATGTGTTAATGGTGTTGTATTTACGAATATGTAAACTTTTTTATCCAGAAAAGTTGAATGAGAAGAACCTATATAAACTGGCAATTCGCTAGTACTTGAAGCATCAGCCCAAGTCATTGTTCCATCTCCATTAGAAGATAATAATTGACCAGAAGTTCCATCTCCTGTAACCTTTAATTCATCTGCTCCTACGATGTCATCGTTAAGCATTAATTCTGTTACAAAGTTATTTCCGTAAATCTCATCGTTATTTTGATTTAATTTATTAAAGGCATTGCGTAACTGGTCGCCAGTTCCATCATTTGCCGTAATACCAATATTTACCGTTTGTTTAGCCATTTTTTTTTATTTATAATTCTGTTGCGTCTGCTCTAACTTGTGTTGTGTCTGCTAATATTAATGTATTATCTGCCGTTAAGTAAGAACCGCCTGCTGTAGAAGGGTAAACTATACCCCAATTATTTGCTTCGTTTGAATTACCAAACCAACTATCTGCGTATATACTTCCCCAACTCATAAACATTCAGGCTTTGAAGCTATATCTATTGTAGATTGGTTAGAGTTGTTGCCCCACCAAGAATTACAATACGATTCGCCCCAATTAATACTATTTGCCATACTTATACAATACCTTATTACCTGTTTTGTTATCTATGTTTTCAAGATATTCCGTTAATTTAATAACGTTATCTTGTTTAGGCTTATAACTTCCTACTTTTTTTCTTTTTACAACACCCATCCACTAAAATTTGAATCGTGAGAAGGGCTTATATCTCCGTTTGAATTACTTCGGTACTCTGGAAATAACGTATTGTTAAAACTCATATAAGCAATAAACCTATCCGTGTAATATTGTGCTAAATCTCTTTCTTTTTCGACTAGGTAATCTACCTCTTCTTTTGATACGTTTTCAGCGTTCTCACTAGAATGTTTAAATACGCCCTTGTTAGCGATTGTATATGCAGCAAAGGGTAAATATTCAACCATTGCCCAATGTATCAACATAGGCTTTATATGGACGTTTACAAGGCTTAAATAGTCCCCTGTTAAAGTACCTGCGATTATGTCGGCTTGTATCTTTTCAAAAAGGTCTGTACCTAAATAGTTTTGTATATGTATATCTTGAGCGGTTTTAATCCATTGAATGAAAGAATCTGTATCTACATTTCCGTTCATTGCAGTAAATTTTACTATGTCTGCTCTTCCTATTAATAGTGCTTCTGCCATCTTATTTATTTACGAATCCCTGATTAGGCATATCCTTTGGTTTGATAGATACTAATGAAGGTTCTTTTGCTTTAGTTGGTGCTTTGATACCTTCGTTTTCTCTTTGTTGTTTATATACGGGTTTTGTTTTAGGGCTGTTTATGTCTGGCTTAATACCCTCTTTAGCCATGTAGGTTTTTCTTAACCAAAAATGATGGCAAGCACCACCGCCTTTAAACTTCCAAATACTATATTTATTTTTACCACCTTTACCCCAGCCAGCATTAACAACATTTTTACCCATTTGAAGAATGTCTTCTTTTCGGTATATCTTTTTAGCTGCTACCATTTTTCTGCAAAACTCTCTGGAATTGTTTCCTACTGCTAATGGTGCATATTGGTATCTAACTATAAATTTGTTTTCGTTTTTAGTTTCGCCATCTAAACCACTTTTAGCATTTGGTCTTGCAGTTCCAGTTGAAGCCAAACCTATCATTTTATCTAGTGCTTCTTCTTGGTCATAATCGACCTCACGCTCATCTACTAATTCCCATTCGTCAAGGTTTTCTTCTTCGCCAAGTTCATTTAATACATCAAAGGCTTCGTCATCGTCAAAAGATTCTTCCTTTGCCAATTTAACACCTGTTTCTTCTTCTCTTGCTTCGTCTGTAATGGCATTATCGGTATCAATAAATTCAAGCGGTTGTAGGGTCTTAAAATAGAGCTTTAATGAGATACCATTAAAAGCTAATATATCGTCAATACAGTCTATTAAAAGGTCTTGATACGGTCTTATGGTTACGTTGTTGAATAGCAACGATGCTGTTTTGATTTCGTCAGCGTTATTTCCTAGTCCAGAGTTACCTGTTCTTATTCCTAAAAGTAAAGGCGAAGTAATACGGTGTGCAACCATTAATTTATTTGAACATTCCGTAGATAGGTATTCATAATGTGCTGGAGCATCATTTAAAGGAACGTCATCTATTGTAGTCTTACTTTCAGCGTTGTTATTAAAGGCAATTATTACCTTCTCTCCACGGCTTCCTGTTAGTTTACGCATTACATCGTTTTTAATGCTTAGCTGTTGTTCTTGGTCTGGTATTCCGTTGTTGAAGTTTACTACCTTAGTTCCTGAAAAGCCATTTTGAACGTCATTAATTAAATAATCAGAAACCTCGCTTTCTAATTCTGCATAAGCTAAACCACCTTGATAGTCTACAGGGCAATAGTAATCATATCCAGAAACATATCTTTTAGCTATTTTTATTTCGGGTTCAGTTCCGTTACCACAACCAAAAGACGCAATTCGTTTAGGTTTGTCAGCTGGTTTAATGTTTGCCCAATCAGGGAAATAATAATATGCTTCAATTTTACCCTCTTCATTGCATTTTTCAGCTCGTAGTGTTTGACGTGGAAAATGTTCCGCTTTATATACCTTTTTATCTTTGTAAGTAACTTGAAAACTTGCTTCGCCTAATAACTTTAAATCTAAAGAAACTTTCCTTAAACAATCGTTTGAAAAGATGGAACGCATCGCAGCGTACTCTTCTGTTTTTGTGGAACTATCTAAAGCATCCAATCCCTTACCGTATATCATTGAAGATAC